AAGAAGTCGCTCGAGGCAAAGATGGGCGAAGCCGAATATGAACTCGCGCTCAAGGAAACGTGCGGCACCGAACGCGATGCGTTCCGCACCGCGATAATCGCGCTCGATCGCGCCGACGGCGACACCGCCGCCGAAGCGGCCGAAGACGCCGATTCGCAGGTCGAGGATTACCACTCGACCTTCATCGACAAGTTCAAGGACTACACCGAAACCAAGACGATGCCCGCCGACTAGACGGGGGATGAAGCGGGCGGACCATCGCATCGGAAACGACACGACCGGTTTCGGCCGTTTGCGGCCATACTTCTCCCCTCCCGCAGGCGGGAGGGGTCGGGGGTGGGCATGCGACGTTGAATATACCCACCCCGCTGCGGCTAGCGAGCAAGCTCGCAACCCTCAATGCCCCTCCCGCTGGCGGGAGGGGAGAACAGCGCACGCTTCAAACGTCCGCTTCCCACCCCATCCCGGCCGCATTTGATTACCCCCCCACCCTAACCATCACCAACCAGGCAGCGGCATCGCAGCACCATCTCGTGCCGCCAGCCGCCGTCGCGCCCGAAGCGCGTTCGCGTCCGTTCGACCCGCGCGCCCACCACCGTCCAGCCGTCGGCGCCGCCGCGCAGCGTCCCGGCGATCGCCTCGATCCGCGCCGCCGCCGCACCATCGACCGCGCCCGCGCCGTGGACCGCCAGCGTCAGGCGCACCTCGCGTCCCGCGCGATCCTTGGTTCCCCAGTCGCGGCCCTCGACCGCGTCGAGCGCGACGAATGGTGCCGTCGCCCGCGCGGGCACGCCGTCGAATATCCCGTGGACCAGCCCCGCCAGTTCCGTGTCGGCCTGCAACAACGCCAATGTCCGCGCACGCACCGCTGCCTCCGCGCCGCTCATGCCGCACCGCACAGCGTCATCCGCCGCCAGGGCTGCCACAGCGCCGCAATCGCCGCCGGCGGTGTTGCCGGGGCGCCGTCGCGCGCATCGTGCAGATGCTGCGTCATGCGCACGATGCCCTGGCGGATCGCTTCGGGAATCCCGTTCGCCTCGGCGGCAAGCCCCGCGCGGTAGGACAGGCGCACGCGCACCGCACCGCCCGTCTGGTGAAGCGTCACCCGCGCCGTTCCATCGCGGCCGATCGCCGCGTCCCATGCCTCGGCTGCCAGCGCCGCTTCGCTTCCGTCCGCGGCGATCAACGCGACCGCATCGACCGCCACGACGGGCCGCACCCGCGGCACCAGCGGCGCACCGTTTATCGGCAGCACTTCCTCCGCCGCGCGCTCGATCAACCACTGGCCGACAAAGGCTTCGCAGATATTGGTCGCCGCGCGCACCAGTCCGGCGACCACGGCATCGTCGATCGTCGGCCCCAGCCGCAGCCAGCCGCGCGCCTCGTTCAGGCTGACCGGGCTCTCGCCCGGCGTAACGCTCTGCATCGTCATCGCTCCTCCACCCGCACCGTCATCGATCGCTCGTCGATCTGACCGTCGCTCAGCGTGACGCGGTTCGTCACGCGATAGACATGGCCGGCGATCCCGCCCGCCAGCGTCACCGCCGCCTGCTCCAGCTCGTGCGTCTGGGCTGCGATTGTCACCCCGCCCGGCTCGTCGGGCGTTGCCAGCCATTCGCTCGCGACCAGCGCCTGCCCCTCGGGATAGGCGGCGCCCCATTCGAATGCGAAGTCGACCCGCGTTCCGGGGTCTTTGACGATCATTGTCACCGCAAAATCCTTTCGGTCAGGGCTTGCGCACGATGACGCGCCGGGGCCGGTCGCGGGCGATGGTCATTTCGGTCTGCCGCGCGGCAGGCGCGGGTCCGCCCCATGCCGCGGCAAGGTCGCGGCGCGCCGCATCGGCAATCGCGCGCGAAGCGAGGGCGCTCCCGATCATGCCGCCTCCATCGCAGCGATCCGCGCCTCCTGCGCGGCGATCAGGAACAGCGAAAGCTGGTCGGGGCGAATACCGAACCTGTCCCGGGCGGGCGCCGCGCCATCCGCGTCGCCATCCCAGCGATCGTAACAAAGAAAGGCATAGCGGCTGTCGGGCGTGGCCTCCGGCACCAGCGGATCGATCAGGCCCTCGTCGGCCATGATCGCCCACACCGCCTGCGCGCGCACGCCGAAATGCAGCCTCGCCCCGGCGGCGCCCTTTTCGGCAATGGCGTCGTTCCATTGATAGAAGCCGAGCTCGAGGGCGATCCGGCGCGCCGCCGCCATTTCCGGCGCCGTAAGCGCGCCGCGCCACGTCTTTTCGCGTATGTCGGACGTGTTGATCGATCCGGTCGCGGCATACAGCGTGCTCGCGCGGTTCGCCGCCCCGCCCAGCGGCAGCGCGTTATCGGCCGAAGGAAAGAAGGACCCGGTCGATGCCGACACATTCCACTGCCCGCCCGCACCGGCCTGAAGACTGAGCGCGACGCCGGAGGGCGTCACCATCTTCGACGCCCATAATTCGGACCATCGGTTGGTCGCTGATCCGAAGGACTGCGTGTTGTTTCCGGCCGGCCGCAGCGCGCCGCCGGTCTCCAGAACCACGCGCTCGACATTGTTGCATCTGAGCGCCAGCCCATGCGCGGTCGAGGTGCCGACGGTCATGCCGTTCGCGGTCGTATAGAGAAACCCCCGCACCGTGTCCGATGCACCGTACAGGGTGATCTGCGAACCGGTCGGGCCGGTCATGTGCAGATTGCGATAGCCGCCGAAATTCTCGGGCGTCGTCGTGCCGATCCCGACATTGCCGGCGCTGCTGATCGCGACGCTGTCGACGCCATTGTTCAGAAACTGGTGCGAAGACGCCGCGCCGGTATCATATTGCATCGTCCCCGAACTGCTGATCCGCACCGATGCCGACCCGGCGCTGGCAACCCCGAACCGCCCGGCGCTCGTCTGGACGTCCAGCTTGTTAACGGGATCGACGCCGATGCCGACATTGCCCCCGGCCGTGACGCGGACGCGCTCGGCTCCGCCCGTTGCAAGCGCGACGATATTTGCGGCGGGGCGGTAAAGGCCCGTGTCCGGATCGCTCGCGAACGACACCGACGGCTCGGCGGAACTCCCGTCGATACCGGCGAGGGCCGCGCCCGCAAGCACCCGTCCACCGGCATCACGATACGCAAGCGTCGCGATCGGGATGTTCACCCAATCCGCGCCCCGCCGCACCGTGATCATGTCGCCGGCTTCACCGACAGGCACGACCTCGTGCGTCGTCGACAGCGGCTGTTTGCCGTCCAGCGCGTCGCCGAGCGCCGTCACCGCTTCGCCGACGCTCGCCGCTTCGGTCGCAACCATCGCCTGGGCTTCGAACCAGTGGGCGGCAACGGTCAGCGCGATCGTCTTCAGGCCGGGGGCGAAATCGACGCGGGCACCGCCGTCCGACGACGCCGCGACCGCTGCACGCACCAGACGTCCGGCAGGATCGAGATGGCCGGTGCCCACCTCCCACTGGTCGGGCTGCGCCACGCCGGCAATCGAATAATGGAAATCTCTATCGACAGGCACGGTGCCCGCGAAACGGCGATGGCCGGGCACCGCGCCGCTCGGCGTCAGCGGGCCGGTCCCGCCCTCGTGGCACAGCTCGCGCACCAGATCGGCGAAAAAGGGGGTCGGCATGGCAGGGCCATCCTTTCGAATATCGGACTAATGTCGGGGTCGACTGCCGGCGGGTAGGCGCCCGGCCCGTCCCGAAAGGGAAGGGAGCCGGGACCGGGCGCCCTCGCGCACCAACCGCTTTAGCTGGCGGCGAACTTCAACAGCTTGATGGCGTTCGAATCGATGATCGCACCGCCCACCCTTTTGGTTGCATAGAAATGCACGAAAGGCTTGTTGCTGAACGGATCGCGCAGGATCCGCGTCTCGCCGCGGTCGGCGATCAGATAGCCGGCGCGAAAATTGCCGAAGGCGACCGACAGGCTGTTCGCGGCCACATCGGGCATATCCTCGGCCTCGACGACCGGATAGCCGAGCAGCGTCGCCGCCTGCCCTTCGACCATCCCCGGCTGCCAGACGAACGCGCCGTCGCTCGTCTTGAACTTGCGGATGCGCGCCAGCGTATCGCTGTTCATCACCCAGCACGCCCCCTGCCGGTACGGCGCCTTCAGCGCATGGACCAGCTCGACCAGCTTGTCCTGCGGGTTCGATGCCGCAAAGCCGCCCGCCGCACCCGACGCCAGATATTGCAGCGTCCCGAACGCCCGGGCACTGTCGGCCTCGTTCGTCGCGGCATAGGACAGGAATCCCTTGGGACGGTTCGTGCCGTTACCGGTCACGAAGGCGGCGCCTTCGGCCACCGCGAACTCGCGGCCCAATTCGTCGGCCAGCCAGTCCTCGACAGCGAACATCGCATCGTCGAGCATCGCCTGGCTTGCCGCCGGATTGGCGTAAAGTTCGCCCGATGGCGGCGCGATTTCGGCAAAGCTGCGCGTCGCCGTCTCGGGCCGCGCCGCGGTCTCGCCGACCCAGCCCGTCGCCGTCGCTCCGGTCGCGACCAGCTTGCGGTATCCGCTCGTCCCCGTCTGCACGACGGTGGCGATCGACCGGATCGGCGATAGCGCCTTCAGCGTCGCCGCGATGCTGCCGTCGATTTCGCGCGGCACCGCATAGCCGCCCTCGCCGCCGCTCGCCCCTGACAGGCTCTTCATCTCGACGCCCGCATCGATCCCGCGCCGCAGATAGCGTTCGACAAAGGCGTCGCGCGCCGGATCGGCCGCCGCCTTCGCGCCGTCGAGCGGCAGCCGCGAGGCCGCCACCGCCTGCGCGTCGACCTGCGCCTTCAGCGCCGCTACCGACGCCTTCAATTCGTCGACTGCCTCGGCCGCCAACACCGCATCGAACGCGCCGTCGAGCGCGTCGGCTTTCACTTCCATATCGTCCATGCTTGTCACTCCTTCACCAAATCCACCGCAATCACACGCGCCAGCGGCTGCATCGGCTGGGCGACCAGGCTCACTTCGGCGAGGTCGAGCGCCAGCAGCTCGCGCGGCCGCACCCCGCGCGCCGCGCGCACCCGATAGCCAAAGCTCAATCCGGTCAGCGCGCCGCGCTCGACCAGCCGCGCCGCCGTGGGATGCGTCACCCGCCCCACGACCCGCAGCCCGCGCGCATCCTCCGCCAGCGCCTCGATCGTCCCGACGACCGCACCGGGCCGATGCTGCCACAGCAAAGGCACCGCGCGCGCCGAACGCAAACTCGCCGCGAAAGCCCCGCTGCGCACGACATCGCCACCGCGATCGACCCGGTCGAACACCGAGGCATAGCCGGCGAAGCGTATCTCCCCCTCCCGCTCGCGGGAGGGGGTGGGGGGGAGGGCATGTTCGAAGACCGCGCTCACTTCAGCAACCCCGGCAGCCCCATCTTCATCGCCAGCCCGACGACGAGCAGCGCCAGCATCCCGCGCACCGCCCAGTCGACCGCCGCCTTCCACGCGCTCGTCTTCGCGTCGCGCCACGCGCCGAGCAGTTGGCGCAGGTCGCTCACATCGTCGCGCGCTGCCGCATCGGCGAGCCCCAGCCGCGCCAGCGCCCGCCGCGCCCCCAGCTCGCTCGCTTCCTCGACCAGCGCACGCAGCGCCGCCGCGTCGGGCGCGCCCGAAGCTCCGGCCGCACTCGTCCCAGCCAGCGCGATCAACCGCGCCAGCGCTTCATCCTCGTCCATGATGTTCTCCAATATTCGTCAGCCCGGACCTGATCCGGGATCCACAGGGGCGCCGAAGTCATGGACCCCGGATCAAGGCGGCGATTATCCCCTTGCGACAAGCAAGGTGCGTTCCCCCGCGCAGGCGGGGGCCCAGTTCCAACGGAGAGACGCGCGGCAGCGCGGCCTTCGACGCTTCGCGTCGAAGCTGGAGCCCCGCCTGCGCGGGGGAACACTTACTTGTTTGAGCGCGATGTATGCCGATCAAATCCGGGGTGACGACGCAGGCTAGCCTAGCCCAAGCAGCGCCTTCTTCTCGTCCGCGGTCAGCCAGTCGGCCGCCGACACCTCGCGCCACAGCGCCATGCGGTCGTCGGCGAGCGCCGGCACCCGATCCAGATCGACGCGCAGCGCCGCGTCGGCGAACCAGTCGCCCAGCCCTTGCGCCAGCGCCCCCAATATCTTCGCGCACAAGGGCAGCACCGTCAGCCGCCACAGCGCGCGATTCGCCTCGCGATAATTGGCATAGGTCGCATCGCCCGGCAGGCCGAGCAGCATCGGCGGTACCCCGAAGGCCATGGCGATCTCCCGCGCCGCGCTATGCTTCAGTTCCAGAAAATCCATCTCGGCGGGCGACAACGACAGCGCCTGCCATTTCAGCCCGCCTTCCAGCAACAGCGGCCGCCCCGCATTGGCCCCGCCGGCGAAACTCTCGGCCAGTTCCTCGCGCAGCCGGTCGACCTGCTCGGCCGACAGCGGCATCCCCTTGTCGCCGGGATCGTGGACTAGCGCCCCCGACGGCCGCGCCGCATTTTCGAGCAGCGCCGCATTCCATTTCGCCGCCGCATTATGCGCCGCGATCGCGCCCGCCGCCGCGCCCAGGCACCCCGCACCATAATGGTCGTCGAGCGGGTGCAGCGCCTTGATGTGGATCACCGCGGTGCGCCCCGCACCATCCTCGGCGGCGAGCGCCACCGCCTCGCCGCCTGCCTTGTAGCGATAGGCGACCGGCCAGCCGCGCGCGTCGGCCTCGACCGTCACCCGCTCGGGCCGCAGTGCATAAAGCTCCGCCGGCCGCCCCGCGGCGTCGTGCAAAATCTGCACATAGCCATTGCCGTGCAGCAGCAATTGCGCCGCCAGCGTCTCCACGAGACCCTGCCCGCCCGACGTCGCGGTCACAAGCGCCGCGAGCGCAGTATCGCCCGCCGCCAAAGGCGCCGCCCCCGCCGCCTCGGCAACCAGCCGCACCGACCGCTGCACGATCGCATTGCCGAGATAACCGGCCCGCACTTGCGCCTCCCACGACAAAGGCGCCGGCGCCGACCACGCCCCATACACCCGCGACAAAGCAGGCCGCGCAGCCCCCTGCGCGGCCTTCCGGCCAAACCAGTTCATGATATTCTCCTGCCTTGGTCGCCTGAAGCAACCGGCTATTCCCCGCAGATCGTCACCCCGGGCTTGACCCGGGGTCCCGCTTTTTATGAACCCACCGGAATCGATGCGCGATCACATCCGCCGCACCGCCGGCCCCCGCCCTTTCCGCACCCCGTCGAGCAGCGCCGCCAGCGCCCACATGCACGCATCCGCCCGATCGGGCGAGCGCCCCGGCCCCGCATAGCCGCCCCCCACTTGCAACCCGCAAAGCTGGTCTTCCAGCGCAGCAAACGCCCCCGCGTGCACCACCTGCCCGCGTTCGTAAGCGAGCGCGACGGGCTCCGCGCGCCGCGCCTTGCCGACGCTCGCATGCACCGCCACCACGGGCAGCGTCACATCGGCCTGGCGCAGCGTCGCCGTCACCATCTCGCCGCCCATATTGCTCTCGGCGACGATCCGGTCGGCGCCCCAGCGCGCCGCCGCCGCGGCGACCGCCTGTGCCCACAGCGCGGGCGGCGGCCTCTCGACACTCGCATCCTCGACCACCGCCAGCCGGTCATCGCGCAAATGCGCCGCGACCACGATGCCGCAGGCGTCGCCGTTCGCACTCGCCGGCGGATCGACGCCGATGATCACCCGCACCGGCTTGCCGATCGCGTCGGCTTCGACCCGGCACCCTTCGATCAGCGCGCGCGACCACAGCGCGCCCTCGACATCCTCCAGCATCTCGCCGTCCAGCTCCTGCCGCCCGAGGCGCGTGCCGCCATAGATCGACCCCATTGTCGCCAGCCATCGCGGCGACAGATTGTCACTGTTGGCCTGGGTGCGCCCGGCGGTCGTCGCGACACCCTTTTCGCGGATCAATCGCCGCACCAGCGGCACGCCGCGCGGGGTGGTCGTCGCAACGACGCGCGGGTTTTCGCCGATCCGCATCGTCAGCATCAGATTGTCCCACGCCGCCTCGCCCTGCGGCCATTTGGCGACCTCGTCGCACCAGGCGGCCGAATGTTCGGGGCCGCGGAGGCTGTCGGGCTCCGCCGCCGAATAAAGCGTTGCGATCGCGCCGTTCGCCCAGCTTACCCGGCGAAGGCTGCTCTCATATTCGGGCTGCGTCTCGTCAGGCGCAATGGCCAGCAGGCCGCTCTCGCCCTCGACCATCACTTGCCGCGCTTCATGCAGCGACGCGGCGACCAGCGCGATCCGCGCGCCCGGATGCGCTTCGGCATAGCTGCGCACCCATTCGGCGCCCGTCCGCGTCTTGCCGAACCCCCGCCCGGCGAGCAGCAGCCAGACGTGCCAGTCGCCTTCCGGGGGGCATTGATCGCCGCGCCGCCACCATGTCCAGTCGAACAGTAGGCTGGCTGCCGCATCCCGTCTTAATCTGCGCGACCAGGCGGCATATTCGGCCGCCGGCATGTCCCGAAGTTCGGCAAGGCGTTTCAATCCCCCACCTCCTCGCTAAAGGCCGCGTCGACGCCGTCGCCCTCGGCCTCGCGCATCGCTTGCGCGCGGACCGCGTCGAGCTTGGCGAGCAGTCGGGCCTTGGCGCTGCCCTTCGCGGCGCCGACGCCCGCCGGCAACTTCGCCCCGCGCACCGCCGCGCGGTGTGCGGCGAGCAGCGACAGGCCGAGCCGATATTTCTGCGCCCGCGACTTGAGCGTCGCATCTTTCACATTGCCCGTCGGGGCGATCAAAGCCTCGGACAGCAACTCGGCCTCAAGCCGGACAAAACCTTCGCAGAGCGCCTCGTGCCAGCGCACCGCGAAACCGGCGTTGCGCCGCCGTTCGCGATACATTGCGGTCGCCGAGATTCCCGCCACCCGCGCCGACGCCGCGACATTCGACGATTCTGCCAGCGCTTCCAGAAAAATGTCCATCTGCTTGCGATCGGGACGCGCCTTGCCGGCACCGTCCATTGCCTTGCCGGCCTGGCCCAT